GAATGCTCTGGCTAGATTGTTTACGACTGCAAACTCAGGACTTGTTCCGGTCTCTCCAGGCGGCACAACATCATTCTTGCGCGCAGACGGAACGTGGAATGTTCCTGCTGGTGGCGCCGGTGGTGGTATTTCAAATACGCAAGATAATTTGTGGACCGGCAATAACAATTTCTATATCAATGATGCCAATTCGTCTACCATCACGCGTTCGATCACGATAGGTCATGGTAATACTGGAACAGAAGGAGCAGTTGTCCAGACAGGCTTCGGTACCGGTATTCGTTTCCAACTCGAATCAAATAATCTCGTCAATGTTGACGCTGGTTATATTGACGTTCTGTGGGCAAATCCGAATACGCAAGTATATGGCGCAAATATGTCGTTCAAACTCCCATCTGGAGGCACGGCTCCAGTTGAAGTTCTTCGCGTATCTAATACTGGCCGTATGTTTGTTGCCAATACAGGTGGCGCGAATCCATCAAATGTAAGCTACTCATTCTTGGCATTCCCCCAGTCCGGTCTAGGATATGCTAACGTCGCGACCGCTCCGTATCAAGGAAATGATGCGGTTGTCATCACACACAATGGAATAATAATTGCATCGTTCCGAGCAGGAGGTAGATCGGACGGATCGGCCAGTCTCGCCGGCGCTGCCATGCACCGAACATTATCCCTTCCGAGCGGAAATACATTCTGGCCAGCACTCTTTACTGATCTGAATACTGGAACTGGACAATATTGGGATTCGAATGGTGATATTGTTTGGACAACACTTGTCAATGATCAATTTAGAATTTCCGACGGATTTGGACGAGTTCAAGTTCTATCGAGGTTGGTCGTCAATAACGACTCAGTTGTTGTTAATACCCGCTCGATTCTTACCACATCTCCGTTGTCTGGTGGCGGCACACTTGCGGCCGACAGAACGCTTTCGATCCAGGCAGCAACTCTCACCCAGAACGGTGAAGTCCGTTTGAACGATACTCTGACTTCGGCGAACGTTGGACAGGCAGCGACCGCCAACATGATTCGCTACCTTGAAGCCAAGTCCGTTCAAAACAACAGAACTATTTCGACAACATCACCATTGGCTGGTGGTGGTGCGCTAACGGCCGATCTTACACTCACGATTGGTGCAGCAACACTAACGACGAATGGTGAAACCAGACTCAATGACACACTGACTTCCGCCAACGTCGGTCAGGCCGCTACAGCCAACATGATCCGTTATCTGGAAGCCAAGTCTGTTCAAAACACACGTCAGGTCTTGACTGCTGGTGGTGGTGTTACGGGTGGTGGAGCCTTGACGGCCGACATTACGATCATTGCAGCCAACGCGTCCTTGACCGTCAACGGTGTAGTAAGACTTGAAGATTCACTAACGTCATTGAACGTCGGCACCGCCGCAACGGCCAATATCGTTCGTTATCTGGATGTATACAAGGTTTCGAATACACGCCTGATTTCTACCACGTCTCCATTGTCCGGTGGTGGTTCGTTGGCAGCCGATAGAACACTTTCGATCCAGGCTGCATCCACAACCCAGAACGGCGAAGTTCGTCTGAACGATACACTGACTTCTACCAACGTCGGACAAGCCGCGACGGCAAACATCGTCAGATATTTGGAAACAAAGTCCGTCCAGAACAATCGTTTAATCTCTACCACGTCTCCGTTGACCGGTGGTGGAGACCTGACTGCGGACAGAACTCTGGCCATCCAGGCTGCATCCACAACCCAGAACGGTGAAGTTCGTCTGAACGATACTCTAGTGTCCGTGAATACATTCCAGGCACTCACCGCCAATCAGGGTCGTGCTTTGGCCCGTGTGTTCTCGTCCACATTCGATGGACTTGTTCCGACACCCGGTGCATCGACCGGAAGACTTCTTCGCGACGATGCGATCTGGGTAACTGTTTCCGGAACGGGTACCGTAACGTCGATAGATATCCGACCAGGTGAAGGTCTGTCGAACTCCGGCGGGCCGATCACTGGAGCCGGATCAATCTGGGTAAACACGGTAATCTTTACCGCGTCAACAAATGGTGCGGTTCCTAAGTCGGTAACGGCAGATGGCACTAAATACCTTCGCGATGACGCGACATGGCAGACGGTTTCAGCAACAGGAGCCTCTACATTCGACTACGGAATGTCAATTGCCGTCCAACGCGGATATTATTTGTAATACAGGAGAACTGACGAATGCCAGCAGGAACAAATCCAATCTTCATCAATAGGCCTAAAGTGGGATTCTCAAATACCATTACCGCCGGTAATATTTCAAAAGACCTTTCGACGGGAGCATTGAATCCTACGCTATTTCAAGCCAATACTCTAAATGGTTCATATCTGGATCATATCCGCGCAAAACCTCTCGGGACTAACGTAGCCTCTGTTGCCAGAATATTTATGCATAATGGTGCCGTAGGAGGCCTCGCGCAGGCCAACAATAATGCGATGATCGCGGAGATAACTTTAATAGCAACAACGACTACGGAAAATACGGCCCAACCTGAAACCATATTACCCCTTAAATTAGCACTGCCGCCTGGATATAATGTTCATGTCTTACTAGGAACAGCAGTGGCCGCCGGATGGACTTTTGGCGCTTTTGGAGGAGACTATTAAATCATGCCAGCAGGAACAACACCACTTTTTGTGCAGAACCCAAATATTGGTTGGTCGAATGCCATTATTTTAGCATCTACGTCCAAAGATGGATCGGGAGTTACATTTGATCAACCTCTTTTTGTGGGAAACACCCAGAACGGATCATTCGTTGATTATATTCGCGCTAGGTCTTTGGGAACCAATAATCAGGGTGCGGGTCGAATCTTTTTAAATAATGGCGCTATAGGAGGCACGGCTCAGTCAAATAATAACATGCTACTAACTGAAATCAATTTACCGTCTGTCACATGGTCCGAAACTGCCGCGCTGCCGGAACTTACATCATACCTTAAAATGGCAATTCCGGCCGGCTATAATCTTTATGCTACTGTCGCCAATACAATAAACGCCGGTGCCGGCTGGGAATTCACGGCGGTGGGGGGAGACTATGGTTTAATTCCTGGCGGCGGAATTCCTATTTTTCTTAGGGCACCTAGACTATATTTTTCGAATACGCTCCTAACACAGAATCAAACACGATATGCTAATTCGGGAACAATAACTCAAGTGTTCGCAGCAAACACCCTGAACGGATCATATCTGGATCATATTCGTGCAAAACCTATAGGGACCAATGTAGTTACCGTAGTTCGTGTGTTTATCAATAATGGACAATCGACCACTCTTCAAAATAACAATGTTTTATTTACAGAACTATCATTGCCGGCGATTACGCTGAATGAAGCGCAGGCACAGCCTGATGTGCCCATTGCGATCAAGGCGCCGTTAAAGCCTGGATATAATGTATATGTAACCTTAGGCACTACAGTTGCCGCCGGATGGACATTCATCGGGGTTGGAGGAGATTATTAGAACATGTTCCAATACATAAAAATTGCTTGGGTTTCAGCAGACGATATCGTTCACGAAGGATATCAGGAAATTTCCGGTGGTAATGTCCTACGCAATACTGATCTAGATGGTAATACCGTAAACTTCGAAGCTTTAGGAGAATGCACGTCTTGGGTAATCGATCCTGAACCGACACCTCCAATCTGGGCCCAATAAATCATGTTCATACCATCTGCGGGCCTGCAACAATCATCTGACGTATTCTGGCCGATGACGGCACCAGGAAAGCACGTTTGGTATAAGCCTCCTCAAGCTAAAATGATCGCCATATATATCTGTGGTGGCGGTGGTGGCGGAAAAACAGGAGGTGCCACTTCGGGCGGTGGTGGTGGCGGCCCAGGCGGCATAGGAAAAATTATAATGCCTGCGATATTTGTTCCGGATGATATTATATTTGAACTTGGAACTGGAGGGGCATCTACGGGTGCAGGAACAACATCTCTGATAACAAGAAATAAAGATACTTTCTTTACCGCTGGTGCAGGAGGATCGGGTGCGGCCCAGTCAACTGCTGGAACATCAGGTGCCGCCGCCACAACATTTTGGACAGATTCGGGACTTCATCTGGCCATACTTGGAGGAACTGCTGGTGCAGGAGGATCGGCCGTTGCGGGCGGACACGCATCATCATTTATTGTATCCGGTGGCGGTGGAGGATCAGGAAATATTGTTGCGCCGGGAGGAGATTGTTCGGGATTCTATGATCGACCAGGAGTTCTAGGAGGTAGTGGCGGATCAGGAAGTGGGGCGAACGGATATATGGTCATGGACAATTTACTTGTAAGTTTTGGTGGTGGAGGAGGAGGAGGTAATACTGCTGGTGTTGGTGGTGTAGGTGGCGCTGGCGGTCCTGGTTCCGGTGGAGGGGGTGGGGGCATGGGCGCCTCGACGGGCGCCGGAGGTATTGGTGGCGCCGGGTTCGCATTCATATGGGGGTTTTAAAAAATGACTAACGGATTTGGCTTTTTGCCTGGAATAAACAACGACAATTATCAATGGACAGTTTACGATGGTGGAGATTTTCACGACCTCACCGGCGCGGCCATCAATCCAACCAATCCCAATTCTATGTGGATGAAGCCCGACAACGCGACCTTCGTTCATATCATGGCACAAGGAGCCGGTGGGGGAGGAGGTTCCGGAGCAAAGTCCAGCGCGGCGGCAATCGGCGCCGGAGGTGCCGGCGGAGGGTCTGGTGCTAATTTTGCTGGAATATATCCTGCTATATTCTTACCACCTGTATTACGATTTATCGTAGGCGCAGGAGGTTACGGAGGTGCTTCGCAAATAACCTCGGGTCAGATTGGTAGTGACGGGGCAAACGGAACGCCTACGATGATATTTGGGTATTCAAATACGAATTTATTACTGGTCGTCAACAGTGGTAGATATGGTAAGGGTGGTACCACGTCCGGCGGCTCCGGAGGTGCCGGCGGAGTTATTCCTACATCAACCTCAACTAATACTAATATCTTTTTTTCTACAGGACTATGCAGCGCGGGCGCCGGCGCTGCCGGAGGCTCTAATGCAGGCGGCGCCGGCGGCGTGGGGGTGATCGCGCGTAAATGCACTAGTGGTGCTTCCGGGGGCGGCTGCTCGGCCGCCAGCGCGCTGGCCGATGGTGGTGCTGTGCCGGCAATAGGACCATTTCCCCAGGCGCTAGGAGGATTAAATGTATCTGGACCCCAAAGAGCCCAAAACGGAGCCGCGTCTAAATTTCCATTTTATATATCTCAAGGTGGTGGCGGAGGGTCCAGCCAGCAGGCAAGTGATGCAGGTCCAGGAGGCTCTGCTGGAGGTTGGGGTTCTGGAGGAGGTGGAGGAGGAGGTATAGGAAACGGAGGTGCCGGCAATAGCGGCCGCGGTGGCCTGGGCGGGGCTGGGGTTATTATACTCGGAGTCGTAACAGGATAATGTTTCCACTCCTCTCATTTCCATCCTTCGGTGTAGAAAATACCAATATATGGGACTATGTTGCTCAGGCAAATACAAGTTCAACAACTCCATCACAATCTACATGGTATAAACCCGCATGTTCTATGGTATACATGATGGTTGTGGGTGCTGGTGGTGGAGGAGGAGGAGGCAGCACGGGCACCGGTGGTGGTGGTGGCGCCGGTAGCGGAGCCATATCGAAAATAATTATTCCGGCAATATTCGTTCCGGATATCTGTCAAGTGGGAGTAGGACCAGGAGGACAAGGCGGTGCCTCGGCACAAAACGGAACCACAGGTCAAATATCTAGAATTGGGAGATGGGACTTCGGAACAACAGTGCATCTAATTTCGGCAACAGGTGGTGTCGGTGCCGCTGGCGGCGGCGGTGCTGGTGGCGCCGGTGGTGGTGCAATGGCCGCAACTCATTTCTCAGAATACGGGTATCTTTCTGCTAGAGCCGGAGGCTCGGGTGGTGGGGGAGGAACTAGTGCCGCCGGAACCGGAGTATCCGCAACACTTTGCGTCAGTGGTGGGGCCGGAGGTGGAGGAACAGGTTTCGGTGGTGGGGCGGTAACTGCTGTTAATCCGACATATGCGACGGTTGCGGCTTCAACTGGAACGGCAGGTATGCGCGCGAATGATGGATATACGATAATGGGAGGTAACTCATTCTACTCTGTTGGTGGAGGAGGAGGCGCAGACGGCAGCGCCGCCACCGGAGGTCGTGGAGGTTTTGGGGGCATCGGCTGCGGCGGCGGAGGAAGTGGAAGGGGGACGACAGCCGGCGGCACTGCGGGGAGTGGTGGAGGAGGATACGCCAAAATCATATGCTGGTAGTAATCATAAATACAAATTACAACAAGGAATTTAATAAATGGCCGGATCAAGAGAAGGATTAAAGCAGTATTGCCTAAGAGAACTAGGTCATCCTGTGATTGAAATCAATGTAGATGATGATCAGCTAGAAGATCGCATTGAAGAAGCCTTGGCCATGTTCAGGGAATACCACTTCGACGGCATCACGCCTTCCTATACAAAGTATCAGATTACCGCAACTGACGTGACAAATCGATATGTTCCAATCACGAACGATCTGGTTACTGGAATCGAAAAGATTCTGGTTCTACCGTCTTCGAATCCGCTGTCCATGTGGAATGTCAAGTATCAAATCTTTCTCAATGAAATCTATAACTTCAACGCGACTTCCTACACGGGCTATGTCCTGACTCAACAACACTTGAGAAACATCGAAATGTTGTTCTCCGGAGAAACGCCCATTCGGTTCAATCGTCTATCTGGTCAGCTTCAATTGGATACGAATTGGGGCGTCGATATCAAGGCCGGCGACTGGATCGTCATCAAAGGATATATCGCAATCGATCCTGCCTCAAATACGAAGATTTGGAATGATCGTTGGATGAAGCGTTACACCGCAGCACTTTTCATGCGTCAATGGGGCCAGAATCTTTCCAAGTATTCCGGTATCCAGCTTATCGGAGGAACAACTCTCAACGGCGCCGAAATCCTTGATCGTGCCGAAGCCAAGATTGAAAAGCTGGAACTTGAACTACGTGCCGACAATGAAATCCCACCAGACTTCTATGTAGGATAATCTAGTGGCCACCTCACCATATTTTAATCAATACTCGCAACGTGCGAGAACCATGGAACAGATGCTCGTTGACGATCTTCTCAACGAAGCCATCAAGATTCATGGGACAGACGTATACTACATTGTTCGTGAATCCGAAGATAATTTTGATGATCTGTTCGGTGAAGACCCTCTTGCCTATTTCAAACGCGCCTATGCAATCGAAATGTATATCGTAGATATTGATACGTTCCGAGGAGACGGAGAGTTTCTTTCCAAGTTCGGACTTGAAGCCCGTCAGGGAGCAAACTTCTTAGTGACTCAAAGATCATTTAACAAATACATTCCGCAAATCTATGCGGCACGTCCCCGCGAAGGAGACCTTATTTGGGTTCCGGTGTTCGGAAAAATGTTCGAACTCAAGTTTGTGGACAAGGACAAAGACTTCTATCAACTTGGACGCCGCGATGCATATTTCTATGAACTGTATACCGAAATGTGGAAATTCCCTCAGGCCAAAGTTAATACTGGTGTCGAAGAAATCGACGATTCGGTTGTTGTCAATACCTATACAGTTCGTCTATCGATGAATGCAACTTCATCAAACGATTATATCGTGCATGAAACAATCTATCAGGGCGCAAACTTGTCAACTGCGACGGCTACCGCAAACGTAACCGCATGGACAAGATCGACCGGAAACCTGGACGTAATTCATGTCAAGGGCGTATTCCTTGCTGGTCAAAATGCTGTTGGTGTTACATCCGATACAAGATATCCGATAATCAATTACGATCCTCAGGACAATTTCGTCTTCTATGATACGTCCGATAATAGACAGATACAGACAGAGGGTAATACAATCATGAACTTCTCTGAAACCAATCCGTTTGGAACCCCATAAAAATGTTTGGAACCCCGTTCTACAATAGAGCCATAAGAAAGTATGTTGTCGCGTTCGGCAACCTATTCAACAATATTACAATGATTCGTTATAAGGCGGACGGAGCGACTGAAGTTGACCGAATAAAGGTTCCTTTGTCCTATGGTCCAAAAGAAAAATACATTTCCAAGATTGAACAGGACCCGGATTTGAATAAAGGCGTTCAAACTATTCTACCCAGAATGGCGTTTGAAATCGTGGGAATTTCATACGATCCTATGCGTAAGCAAGAAACGACGATGAAACGCAAGCGATCCATTTCAGGTGTGTCGAATCGAGTCTCATCTACCTATGTCGAAACCCCATACGATATAAACTTCGAACTTTCGGTCATGGTCCGAAACATCGAAGATGGAAATCAGATTGTCGAACAGATTCTTCCATATTTTGCTCCTCAGTATTCGATGTCAATCAATACCAATTCAGCATTTCCGGATGAATACAAGACGATTCCAATAACTCTCAATTCGGTGACACAATCAATCGACTATGAAGGAAATTATGAATCGACACGCTCTATTGTGTGGACACTTGCGTTCACGATGAAGGCATGGATATCAGGACCTACGGCATCTCAGAATGTCATTACGACCGTCACTACAAATATCTATGATGATTCGGCAAAGATATCTCTATCCAATGATAATCAACTTTCAATAAATATGGCGAACGTTTCGGGCAACGTATTCCGATATGGAGAATTGGTATATCAGGGAACCAATCCGGCAGACGCAACCGCAGTTGGAACTGTGTCCGATTGGCTGTCCTCGGCAAATCGTTTGACGATTAAGGTTCTCGGAGGAAACTTCTCCCTCAACGTTCGCACTTGGGCATTGGATACCAACGCGTCCGCAATCGCATCAACCTTCTTTATTCCAGACAAGAAGATCATAAACATTGTCGTTACACCAAATCCTGCTACGGCAAACGGTTCTGGAGATTATGGATATACAACGGTAATCAGGGAATACCCAACAGCGAATTGATAAATCATGACTAATAAAAACCTATTAGATGAATTGCTTGAACTCGACACCGTAACCTCCCCGACAAATACGGACCTACAGGTCTATGCAACTCGAAACGATATCATAGTTCCAGACCCAATCGAGGTTCCGGACGCGACTCCTAGATCACCTCAAGAAGATGATATAGCCTTCGCGCGCAAGAAGATGCGGATCATTATCAAGGCGGCCGAATCGGCCTTCAATGAACTTGCTATTGTGGCAAATGAAACTCAGCAACCTAGAGCCTATGAAGTTCTCGCAACACTATTGAAGACGGCAACTGATGCAACGAAAGAACTTGTAGGAACACATAAGACCCGTGCCGAAATCAAGAGACTTGAGATGGGATCAGGACTCAACACCGCATTTGACAATCAAGGAAATACCAATTTCACCCAAGTCAATCAGAATATTGAACAGGCCGTCTTTGTCGGAACTGCCTCCGAAATGCTGGATCGGATAGATAAGCAGAGACAGGAACAATTACAAGTATTGGAATCGGACAAAATAGATGAGTAGCGTTACCCAAATTACTGGGTATAAAGGAAATCAGAATCTCGTCAAGAGTGGCTACATTCATCCGTTCACTCAAAAGGAACAGGATGAATTTACCCGCTGTAGGGACGATGTTGTCTATTTCGCAAAGAACTATATCAAGATCGTCAACGTCGACCGAGGCTTGATGAACTTCGAACTATGGCCGTATCAGGAACAACTTCTACAAACCTTTACCGACAATCGATTCGTGATCTGTAAGTTTCCACGTCAGACAGGAAAGACTTCCTGCGTTGTCGCGTGGATTCTGCACTACATTCTTTTCAATAAGAACGTCAACGTCGCGATTCTTGCTAACAAGGGAGCAACGGCCCGCGAAATCCTGGGTCGTCTTCAGTTGGCCTACGAATGGCTGCCAAAGTGGCTCCAATCTGGCGCAACTATCTGGAACAAAGGTAACATCGAACTTGCTAACGGATCGAAAGTTTTGTCGGCTGCTACGTCTTCGGACGCCGTTCGTGGTTATACGTTCAATCTGATTTTCTTTGACGAATTCGCGTTCATTCCCAACAACGTCGCCGAAGAGTTCTTCAACTCAGTTTATCCGACAATCTCTTCCGGTAAGAAGTCCAAGGTGTTCATTGTGTCCACGCCTAACGGCATGAACAAATTCTACAAGATGTGGACGGACGCCAAGAACAAAGAATCCGACTATGCTCCCGTAGAAGTTAATTGGTGGGACGTTCCTGGTCGAGACGAGAAGTGGAAAGAACAGACGATCCGAAACACGTCTAGACGCCAGTGGAACCAAGAATTCGAATGTTCGTTTTTGGGAAGTTCGAACACGCTCATTGAAGGTGATGTCCTTGCACGACTAACGTGGATCAATCCAATCCATGTATCCAAAGACGAATGTTTGGCAATCTGGGAACGACCTATAGAAGGACACACATATACACTTGTTGTTGACGTGGCTCACGGCCAAGGCCTGGACTACTCGACGTTTCATGTGATCGACGTTACGACCGTGCCATATGTTCAGGTCGCGCGTTACCGTAGTAATGTGATTTCTCCACTTGTCTTAC